TTGATAATAAATTAGAAAGTGCTGATGTACAACAATCCGGAAGTAAAGATAATCAACTTGATTCTGATTATATGCTAAAACATTTTAGGTTTGAATCAGATGTTGAATTACCGTCATTGTGGGAACTATCTGGTTGGGCAGGAGTTTATAAAACTATCAATAGCAATTTAAGTTCAGAAGCAGTAGCAGATATGAGTAGCTTATTAAGTTTTGATACTATTAAGAAATCACCAGAGAATATGGGTCAACGTTCTATGCAGTTTTCGGCTAACTTTGATTTAATGACGTTTTTAGAAGCATTAATAAAAAAGGTTAATACACTTTGTAATAGTAAAAATATAAAAAGATGTAAGAGTGCTGAAAAGTGGTATAAACATCAATTTGCAATTACCGCAGATTCATTTTTAACAAGTAATAATAATCAACAAATATATGGTAGATTACATTTGGTAGATGTTAGTGAAAGTAAAAATAAAGAAAAATTTTCTTATATATTTAATTATGGTAATATACAAAAAGGTGATACTTTTTTAGACCATCTAGTTATATCTTGGAATTGTAATTATGACGCTACTGCTACTATACATTCAGGTAAATTATTTGATAGTATTAGCTTTGGTCAACAGATTGATACAAATGGTAATATTAGCAATACAGTTAAAAATACTACTTTAACTGGTTCATCTACAAGTACCTCTACAAATACAATAGATAGTACACAAGAAAGTTTAGAAAATACAGCTGCTATTGATAAAATTGGAGCTTATCCTTATGAAGCAACTTTAACTGTTTTAGGTAATCCATCTTCTGTATCTTTATGTAGAAAAGTGATAGAAGTTAGACCCATGATTAATGGAAATAAACATCATACAGCCGGTTCTTACTTAATTGTAGGAGTCAAGCATAATATAGGTAGCAATATGTTATTTACTACTACATATCAATTAGTTAGACTAAATAATAATTCTGCAAAACAATTTAAAGAACAGTCATCATCAGAAGATATAGCAGAAAATACAATTAATAATGATGTTCTTAAAAAATATTATGGTTATGCTATAAGAACTCAATATGTTGGTGGTTCACAAAGAAGTTAAAATTATTTAAAGGAGATATTATTGTGTTATGGCTCAAATAATAGTTGTTGGATTTGTAGTTAATCTGGATATGATAGGTAGACCTAATATGGCACAGGTTAGAATACCATCATTGCATGGAATACCTGTTGATGTATTTAGTTCAATATTTAATACAAGTATGAATATTGAAGTAAGTAAGAAGTTAAATAAATATTGTAACTATGACAATGATAAATCTACTAATATGCTTACAATTGATTCTGACTTACCTTGGTATTATATTTGTTATCCATACGGAAGTAATATAGGTCCTAAACAAGGTGATATTGTTTATGTAATATTAGAAAATACAGATTCACTTGATGGTTTAATTATAGGTTGGACAGGTAATCAAATAGTTCCACAAGGTACTGGATTAGCCAACATAGATAGTGATTCACAAAGTCAAGCTTCAAGAGAAGCTATGTTAGCTTATTTTAGAGGAACTAATTCATTGCAAAATATACAATAGATAAATAGATAAAGTGGTGATTAAATGTTATATACCAATTCGATAACACATCCTAAAATATTTTCAATTACTAATGGTAATACTGGACTTGACACACTTTCTACGTCAATCAATCGTTCAATATCTTTAATATTATTAACAGCCAAAGGTGAAGTATTTGGAAATCCAGAATTTGGTTCTGATATAAGGAAATACTTATTTGAATATATTACTGACACAACTAAAGAACTAATAATTGATGAAATTATGAATAGTGTGAGTATGTGGGAACCACGAATTATATTAGAAAGAAATAACATAACAATAGAACAAGATGATATGACATTAAAAATACATATTTCTTATACACTAACTAATAGTAATATTATGGGTAATACAGATGTATATACCCCAATTAATTATCCCAAGGAGGTATAATACAGATGGATAACTTACTTAGATATACAAGTAGGGATTATAAATCTATTAAGGATGACTTGTTATTAATGATTGATAGTGTTAATAGTGAGTGGACGAATAGAGAAGAAAGCGACCCAGGAATAATGCTATTAAGTTTAATGTCTGCATTAGGTGATAATCTTTCTTTTAATATGGATATGCAGACTTTAGAAATGTATTTATCAACAGTTACACAAAGAAAAAATTGTAAAAAATTATTACAATTAGGTGGATATAAAATGCACTGGTATAGGTCAGCTATAGCGGAAGTAACTGTTATTAATAATGCTATTAATTCAAATATAACTATTAATATGAATATGAATGATAGTAATAATAATTTAACTTTAATGTCATCTAATGGTGATACTACATATACTATATTTGAACCAGCAGACATAACAAGTGGTATTCCTTCAGGTCGTACTGTTATAATACCAGCTCAAAGTACACATAAATTTATAGCTGTGGAAGGTTCTTTAAGTAGTGTAGATATTCCAATATCTGCTATTATTAATAACAGATTCTATTTACCTGAAACTACTGTTGATGAATCACATTTATACTTGTATGACCCGAGTTCAGAAACTTATTGGAGTTTAGTAGAAGATTTAAACTTAGTTACTGAAATGGGTAGATATTTTGAATTTAATGTAGATGAATTAGACTATCCGTATATAGAATTTGTTTCATATTGGAAATCATATTTTTCCAAAGATAACAGTTCAAATGATTTACGATTATATTATTTATCTTCAAGTGGTTCAGCTGGAGCCGTTGGTGATAATGCTTTTTCTTATATAATATCAGCACCAACTAATAGTAATATTAATGAAGAATTAAATTATAATATAGTTAATTCAACTAATCAATATGGAACATTAGTTGTAAGTAATTCACCTGGATATGACCCTCAAACAGTTAATGAAGCCAAAGCTGATTATGCTAACTATATTAATACTTACAATACGTTAGTAACATTATATGATTTTCAAAAATTTATTGTTAGACAAAGTGGATTTAACGTTGCACGTTCCATTGATGCTCAAAAAGCACAAGAATTAAATGAAATTGTATTTAAGAGTTATGATGATGGCTTAAATAATGGTACAACTACAGAGGAACAACCAGTACCTACTTCTCAACGTGATTTAGCTAATTTAGCAAGATATAGAAAATATGTATTTGGTGGAGAATTTATATATGATGCAAGTGAAGCTAATCTAAATAAAGATACAATTGGATATAAATACACCAATTCTAAAACCATTAAAAACTATACATTAAATTTATACACTGTATATCTTAATTATGATACTGCATATAATAAAGTAATTAGTAGTTCTTCTAGTGACACTTTATGGACATACCCAAGAAAACTTAGCTTTAATGATGAAGGTTTTGAAGAAATTATTGATTTAAAAGGAATTGATGTAGCTGTTGATAATAATGACGAAGAAACAAGTAAATCTTTTTTTGGCAGATTTAATGTGAAGTGGGTTGATGAGTACGCTCCATTCAGAAGATACCAAATTGATGATGAAGTACAACATAGTCTTCAAGTTAAATTACAATCTACAAAGATAGTTACTGTGGATGTTGAGTTTCCACAAATAAGAGTATTTGACTGGCGAGTTAAAGGTACACTTTATTTAGTTGAGCCAGTAAGTGAAATGGAATCTGAGTCAATAATATCTATCGTGATTGATGCATTACAATCTAAGTTTACACCAGAATATGTTGGATTTGGCAATAAGATAAGATATATGGATGTTATTGATGTTATAAGTAATTGTGATTCAAGAATTAAATACTTTGATGCCGGATATGGTGTCGAACCTTTAATTGACTATGCAGAATGTTTTGATGTTGAAAATTATTTTAATGACATATCTATTATGAGATTTAATCAATATAGTGTACCTAAAGACTCGAGTGAGATAGCACAATATAATATGGATGAATCTGGTAATAAATTAATTAAAATAGATATAGCTTCTATTAAAGAGGATGATTTTTAAATGATTAGAAGTGAAGATTTTACTCCTGAAATTTATAAAAATTCAAGAGATTATAAAGCCTTATTAACATTACTTGATGTTATAACTAATCTAAGTAAATATGAGATTGATAATATACAAGATTTATATGACCCAATGAAATGTAATCAAAATGTTCTACCGTATTTAGCAGAAATGATTGGATATAATTATAATATCAAAGATAGTACAAACGAGAATAGAATTATAATAAATAATTTTTCAAAACTTATACATTATAGAGGTAGTGAATTAGGTATTAAGTTGGCAGCAGCATTATCATTAAATAGTGTGGGTAAAAAAGATGAAATTGCTGACTTAGAATTTCTAGAAGTAATATATAATAGAGAAAATGCTTTAATACAAATAATTTATCCTCGTGAAAATACAAAGGTAAGAAATCTAATAGATTATGTACGTCCTGTTGGTATGGCAGTAGTATTATTAGGTGCTACTCAACAGAATAATGCAGAACGAATTGGTATATCTACAGATGTTGATTATATTGTTAGAAAATATCAAAATGGTAAAAACAGTATTGATTATGCCGTAGAATTATCTGAAGTTTCATTAGGAGGAATGTCTGCTAAGTCATCTGGTGGTGGAGGTGGCGGTGGTGTTGAAGGCAATAGTTGGGAAGAACTTATTGCTAACAATGTTACCTGGAATAGCTTATTAGATGACCAAATTACTTGGAATACTTTCTTGGAAGAAGGAGAATAATATAATGAATGGTAATTTTGATTTATATAATAATGTTAGAATAATTAAGTATAATTCAAAGCACGAACTTAAATCTATTATTGATGTTCATAATAAAGCAAATGCTACACTTATTCAAGGGATTTTAAAATTTCTTAGAGGTGAATTTACTCCTTCTAATATTACTAATAATATCATAACTCATAATCCCTCAGATGCTAAATTATATATACCATCTTATATGAACTTTGGTAATGGTGGATTATCCATTGTTAATGAACAAATTATAAATAATGTTCAACCGACATCATTTTATGATAATATATTACAAAATGAATTAATAAATTCTGAATTAGGTAGATTACCAGTTTCAAAGAGTGAAGTAGGTACAAGTAATGGTAATGATAGTGGCATACTAAGAATTACTACATATGTACCAGAAGGATATTATACTAAAATTGGCGCTGGTACACATAATGGTATAGCATATCTTACAGAATTAGGATTATTTGCAAATAATTTTAGCGGTTCTGCCGGAGTAACAAGTAAATTATTAGCCAGAGTTACATTTGATACACCAATTCAACAACAATCAGATGAAATAATCTTAGTACAATGGTCTATCGGTGCTATATCTATTAATGATGGCGCTTGGACACAAACAATGAAAACTAATGAAAACTGGACTTGGGAAACTTAATGGAGGTATAATATTATGGCTACATACGAAACTGAACCATTAATGGTTTTTGATGCTTTACAATGTTTTGCTTATCCTTCTGCAAATGCACAAAATTCTGGACAATTAAATACAGAAGAAAATATAAGATGGATTATGCTAAGACTTACACAGCGTTCTTTTACATTATCTGAATCAGATTTCTTTCTATCAAAGACTAATGATACTACATTTACTATAAAAAATGGTAAGGCTAATATAGATGGATATTATTTTGAATGCAAAACTGATACTATTATTGATGTAACATCAAGTGATATACTAACTGAACATTTAATTAATATTATTCAAAATATTACTACGTCGGCAAATGCTATACCATTATATATTAAATTTAAACGAAATGTTGATAGTGCTGGACATCTTGTAACTTATGAAACTGACACCACTACTAATACTATTTCTAAATTTAAAGGTTTTGAAATTATATTAACTGATGTAGCTCCTAAAGCAGAAGAGTTCTATTTAGGTTATATTAATGTATACTATAAAAATGGTACTATATGTATAAGAGATGTGGTTAATAACCCTTATAAATGTACTTTTTTAAATACATCTAATCTATTTGCAGATGATGATGATTTAGGTAATACTGAAAGAACTATAAACAATTTAATTAAAATGCTGATTAGAGATATACTTAATGGTGGACTTGACGGAGATATAATTGTATATGGTGATGAAGTAACCCGTGATGGCACTACTAATATATTTTTATCGAGAAAAGCTAAAGATAGTGAATCACAACCAAGTTATTTAAGATTATATTATAATCCAACTACTATGATTGGTGGTATGGGTATAGTTAATGATTTATCAATACTTAGAGAATCAAACATAAGAAATGATATTGATATATTATCTTTTGATTTATCTTCAGATAATTCTAATTTTAAAATTTTTCCTATGAATATTAATATTGGTAAGAAAGACGGTACATCAATGTTCAATGGAAATGTTACTATTGAACAAGACTTAAATGTTACTGGAAACTACAATTCAGATTTAGGTAATATAAATCTTAATAAAGGTAATATAACAGTAAAAACTGGTACTGTAAGTGCAAGTAAAGTGTATGGGGCAGTTTGGTCTTAAAATTTTTTAATATAAATTAAAATATAAAATATTCATAAGTAGGTGATTTTTTGGATTGGAAATATTATGTACCAAATGGGTGTCATTGGGTATCGGGTAATAGTGTAGTTGAACTGAGAGTATGTTATAAATGGGACACCCCCAATAAATCAAAACGAACTGTAAAATTTTATTCTAAAATAGCACTTTATGAAAAGAACTATTATTTTCAAATACAAAGTGCAGGAGCAAATCGTGATAACGGTGCTACTGGTTTTAATATACTGATGTCTATTAATTCCGGTAGTTATGTAAGTGGTAACAATGTAAGAATAGATGAATATAGTAGTGTAACACATGAAATAGAATTGTGTTCAACATCTACTACATTGAATTATAATGATAATGGTAAAGTTTCACCAAAAATTAATTATGACTTATATTTTAAGTGGTATTTTATATATGAAGGTTCTATTGATAAACTTGATGCAAAAGGTACTTATACTGTTACAGATGTAACTTCAATAGACCCTACAAGTATATCAAGTATAACACTTAATTCTAATAGTATATTTACCAAAGTTGTACCAAATAAAGTAACTATATCTGGTAATGTTAGTACAATTAATGCTGGTAAAACTGCTACATACAGTGGTGATATAGCTAAATATGCTACGAGTAAGTCTAATGTCGGATTCTCTGTTAAACCAATAGGTGCTAAAGGTAAATTAACATTTTCATCTAATAAAGCTTCCATAGCAGATGTTATTAATGATTCTGTTAATGTTTCTAATAGTAATACATTTACTGTTGCATCAAAGAAACCTGGTAAAGCTAAAATAACTGTTAAAAGTAATAACAATAAAACTGCTAACCTAACTGTTACTGTTTCATCTAATAATAAATTAAGTTGGAGTTCAAGTAATACTGCAATAGCTACTGTGGATAATAACGGTAAGATAACTGCTAAATCAGGAGTTAATGGTTCTACAACAATAACTGTTAAAAGTGTATCTAATAGTTCAGCAAAAGCAGATAAAACATTAAATGTACTACTGCCACCAAATAATATTAGTATAACTGCAAATAAAACTGAAATATATCCGGGAGAATCTGTTAAATTTAACATTAATATTGAACCCTATAATTCTACAAATAGTGCTAAATGTGTGGCATCTAATTATAGAGCTTCAAAATATATTATAATGGCTAATACTGGTAGTGCAACTACGGCATTAACAGATTATTCTAATAAAAATTCAAATTCTTATTCTGTTACATATCAATACAACGATTATGTAACACCAGCAAAGAAAATATATATAGATGTTGATTCTACTATTAAAACAAATTTATCTAATACTAAAAGTATTACTGTTAAAGCTCCTACTATATCTACTAATAGAACATCAGTAGCTTTAACCAAGGGTGGAAATAGTGAAAAAATTAAAGTCGATTGTACACCTAATGGTAGATTTACTTATACTTATAATCCAAATTATATTACAGTAACTTCTTCTAATGGTATATTAACTGTTACTGGCAAAAAAGATATTGCTAATACTAAGATAAATATCACTGGTGAAATGCCCATCGTAGCAAGCACTATGACTAAACCTACTACAAGTGTAAATGTTTCTGTTGGAGCTGTTCCTATATCTACTATATGGATTTCTGGTAGACCTTCAAAATTAACAGAATATCTATTGCCGAAAGGTATTGGTTTTATTAATGCGGATGATTATAATGATACTACAGAATATTCAAGAAACATATTAAGAACAACTCCATATGTTACTGAGGATAATAAGAATGTATCTGTATATTTTGTAATGAGTCCTGGCACCTCTACAAAATCAGTAAATATTGAATACACTCCTAAAAACGCTTCTGGAAATATTAAACTTGATATTATTAATGCAAGAAATGAATCTGGTATTGAAGATAATATAGTTGAAGTTGATAATAATTCAAGGAATATATCAGTATATGGCAATAATGGAAAATTGAGTGCTAAACTTAATTGTATTAAACCTGGTAATGCTACACTTAGAATTAGAAATAATTCAAATCAAGTATTAACTACAATACCAATTGAGGTTATATTTAATCGTAATGATTATAGAATAACAAGCAACAATTATGACTTAGCACCATTTCAAATTCCACCTGTGGTTGATTCAAGAAATTACACACATTTAGCAATCGTACATACATCTGGACATGATTGGTCTCCCACTACATTAAAAACTACTGGATTTAACGGAACGGCTCAACTTACAGTTGCTTTGGCAAATAATATAGTATCAGGTATGAGTGATTCAGATAAGTCACATTCATTAAATTTTACTAATTATCTAATTCCGAAAAAACTTACACTTACATCTAATGTAGATAGCATATATATTGGTGATACAATTAAACTATCTTTCTTGTTAGAACCTTATAGTGAATGGCAAGGTATTGGTGGAATAACTAAATCTGTTGCTTCAAAATATAGAAATGTTGTAATTGAATTTAAAAATAGTGATGGCGAAACATTTGATTCTTACGTTTATTCTGGAATTTGTAAGAAAGATTGGGAATACACTATACCTAATAATCCTTTATTAGAAAAAGATGGAATACGATTTATTGATATTGTTGCTTATGATGGAGGTTATGACTTTGGAGTAATTTCTACTGTTAGACTTCAATTTAATAGAGTTGGTTTAACTATTAATAATTCTTCTAATGATAGAAATATTATATTAGCTAATACTACCGCTTATAAAGATATTGATGAACAATCCAAAGAAAAATTAAGCATTAAAACTAATCCTCCAAGCATTGATTTTAGTGTTACTGATACTAATAGTAAAGGATTTATTATTAATTTATTTAAATCTATAGATGAATCTATATTAACAGTATCTAATACACGTTATAGATATATTTATTATAATAATAGAGAAGCTAACAAAAAAGATACAGTATACACTACTGATATGACTGTACCATTAGTAGATAAACTCAAAGGCGGACAAATATTAGTTAAATACACTGGTCCATTGACATCTAATCAAACTGCACCTAAAATTAATATTAATGTTTTTACTTGTGAATATTTCGGTAAGCCTAAAATTATAAATGCTGATTCAAGTAATACTGTTTATTATTATAATGATAGACCTAAATTAATATTACAATTACCAAATATTAATGATTTTGATATCTTAGAAGATATTGAAATACGTTTTGCAAATGATAGGACATATTCATTCACTAATAATCCAGAATGTTTTAGTTCATCATTTATTACTAATACATTTAAACATTATAAATTAACAAGTGCTTTAATTGATTATGAATTAAATGGTAATGCTTATTGTGTTTTTATACCGACAACATCACTTATAAATACTTCATCAAATGTTACTATAACCTTTAAAAGTCGTTATAACACAATTCCTGATAGTAGTACCACGATTAAATTAAATAAACGTAAACTACCAGTTTTACCAAATGTAGGAGATTTTATAAAGATAGATGACGTTAAACAATTTGTAGCCGCTATAGAGTTAGTGTTAAAGCCTTACTATACTGTTAATAATAGTTTATTTAATAGATTAACTGATTTTCTATATGGAATAAATTCAATTAATACTAATAGTATTGGTATTGTTGGAAGTAATATTCAAGCAATGACATTTTTTAAATTATTATTTGCTCTAAATAAAACAATTACTACATTGAGTAAAACTATTGATTATCTTGGCATAGGTTCAAGAGTACCAGAACAATTTTTATTTAAAAATGTTAGACAAATGTTAGTTTCAGATGATAGTAGAGATTATTGGTATAATAGATATATATTATCAAATGATGAGTATAAAGCAAGTAATTATCAATTAGTTAAAGATATGGAAGATTTAGGATATGATTTCTTTAAATCTATTACTGACGAACATTATCCAATCATGGTAAATGATAATAATGAATTTATTGGTAATCCAGAATTTAATATAATTAATGACTATAAAGATACTGAAATATATGATGATTATACAATATCTCCTCTTACTGAAATTATTAAAGCATTAAAACAATTTTAATCTTTATAACAGTAATTTAAGTAGATTAGTACAAAAAATTATCTGTACTAACCTACTTAATTTTTTTTAATTTAATATTTTAAAATAATTGTTTTATAAATAACTGCTAAAATTATACTTACTACTAATATTGATTATAATATTATATGTGAAAGGGTTTAGTTATGAAAATATTTATAGAAAGTTATGATGCCACAAATAACTTTGTTTCTATTAATAATTCAGATGTTATTACAGCAAATTGGTTTGAGAATAAAAAAGTAGGTAATGCTACTCTTAATGATTATATGCGTTATGAAAAAGGGCAAGATGCTACATTAGAGTTTATGACACCTAATGAGTATCTTGAAAAGTGTACTAAGGACATATTTAATTCTACATATGAAAAAACTGTAGGTATTATTAAGAAAAATAACGCTAAAATTA